GTCGAGTGAATATGTAGAGGAGATTGTTAGGTCTCGGAAGCCCATGCCGTCGTTTGTGAATAAGATAGCCTATCTAAGGTCTACGATAAACATCGTTGCTGCTTCGCCAGGTGGTGGTAAAAGTATATATCTCATGCACGAAGCCCTATATCAGGCTATATTTAACGCTTATAACGTACACTTGTTTATATCGGGCGACTTAGATGAATCAGCTACAATGGCTAGACTTTTAGAAATCAAAGAATACTATCTCAACGCATACTCTAAAATAATTGCTCAAAAAAACATAGACATAAGACATGCCCTTCAAAGGATAAAAATTACAGTTAGCCCTTATAAGCAAATAACTATATACGATGTTGCCAGAATGACAAAAAACGAAAATGTAGATTATGTGATGATTGACTATGACGATAAGTTTGTAGACGATACTAATGAGGATATTATGTATTATACGGCTGCAAAGCCGTACGAGGTTATGGATTCGTATAAAGATGGTAAGGTGATTATTTTTGCCTCTCAGATAAAACCAACTTCTTTTAGGTCTAAAAATTACACGCCTGTAGGTTTTTTACAGGGTTCTTCGCGTAAGGAGCATATGGCCGATAGTATCATTGCTATGCTTCCAGGGCCTAATAAAACTACTAAGATTATAGTCCTTAAAGACAGACATGGGCTTATGCCTATAAGTCAGGCTATTATGCATTTCAGGATAAAAAATAGCGTTATAACAGAAGTAGAAGTAAAAGAAGAGCTTAAGTCTGATACAAAGGCTAATGGATTTGAGGATGGTATTGATTATGACGTTCAGGATGAAGTAATACCTTTTTAAAATATGAAGGAGATCAAGATATTAGACAGAGGTTTTGTCCGATTAGTTCAAGCTATGGCCTCTGACGATTTGATTGTGCAAGCCGCCCGAACATCTTATAAATGGGTCAAGAAAAGTACGGACGAAAATCTTATAGATTACCTTATTCGTAACGAACACAGTTCACCATTCGAGTTTGCGGAGTTTGTGTTTCATGTAAAAGTACCGATATTCGTAGCTAGGCAGATGTTCAGACACAGAACAGCATCTATATCTGAGGTGAGTGCCCGATATACCAAAGTAGAAGACGAGTACTATCATCCACAATGGCGCTTACAAAATAAAAGTAACCGACAGGGTTCTTCAAACGAAGGTCTAATAAATGAAGAAATGGATAAAGAATATAGGGATTTACAGGAGCAGGCTTACCAAACTTACGAAAAACTTCTTGCTAACGGTGTATCCCGAGAAGTCGCGAGAAGTTGTCTGCCCGTAGCTTACTATACCCAATTCTACTGGAAACAAGACCTCCGAAATCTACTACACTTTATTAGATTACGTACAGACTACCATGCGCAATACGAAGTACGAGTCGTGGCTCAAGCCTTTGCATATTTCGTGCAAAAATATTGCCCAATAACATATAAGTCCTTTATGAACAACATTGTGAATAGTGTAAGATTTACAAGCCACGAAATACAACTACTGTTTAACGAAAACACAATTGGAAAAATGTATGAAGCGTTAGAAAAACTAGAAGGTACAAAAAAACAAGAACTAAAAGAAAAATTGGATAAAATCAGACATATCTTAATTGATGCTAGTATAAAAACCTAACCTATTTCGATAATCTAAAAAGTATGGTTTCTAAAAAAGTAAGTTCATTCCCAACTGATATAGAAAAATACTATCAAAATCTATCGCTTCTTATAAATACGGATGTTTTACTTATCAAAAATGAATGCACTACTGACTATCTGTATCTGACAATAGACATGCCTAAGTTCTATAAGATGTTGTTGGTGGAATACACCAACAATTCAGACTCACAATACGTTAATGCTTTGATATACTCTCTCTATAATTTATGTAGGGCGTATGTATTCGGGGTATCTAAGAAAAATTTCCATTGCAGCTTCAATAATTGGATTTATCATAATGTTTACCTATTAACTTCTGGTCATGATTTGGACGTTTGTGCGTTGGTTTATCCATTTATATCGCACGGCATATTATTGAACAATATTAATGATTATGATTCTTTGTTGTCACCGCAGAGCAGTGATTATAGGAGTTATTTAGTGAAAAACAGCGGGAAAAACCCCGAAAAAGTGGATTTAGATTATTTATCGCAGTTTAGTATGCGTTTCATAGGAGATATTCATCGTTTTGATTTGTTACTACGTCGTGTGGTGGGCAAAAGCTCGTAGTGCGGTAAGAATTTGTAGACTCTTAACACTATGTAGAAAATAAGTGCTAACTGCGCGAGAACACGCTTGGCATCCACGTAATATTGTGTTCTTGTTAGTATATTTTCTCATGGAGATAAAGGCTAGAATTTTACCTATTGAGCAGAAAGCATCAGATGGAAGCATATTCCCGCGCAAGGTATTGGTGGACTACTTGGAATCCGATACCTACAAGTATCGGATAGCAACTAGGACATGTCTTGGGAGTATAACACACGGTAATCGAGACCAAAAAACCAATAAGTATAGTTTAGTACCTGCAGTTGATCAAATGCTCTTAAACATGATGATTACGCATTATGTATCTAAAATGTACATAGAAGGCGATTGGTTATGTGGGACTATTGTACTATTGCCGATAGAGCCATTTGAAGGTACTCAAGTAGGGAATTGGATCAAGATGATGCGAGGACTAGTTATGACTGGTATAGAACTACCAGTGTCGGCAGTCGTAGTAGGAGAATGGCAAAAAGACCTATGCACCAAAATATACGACATTCCAGGTGTTGATTTTACACTAGACCCAGGTTTCAAAAAAGCAGGACTAATACTCAGAACAAATAAGACATACAGTAAAAGATAGTAATGTTTCATAAAAATAAAATAAGAAGAAATAAAGCCATACCGTACTATGTAAAACTTAGAGGCGATGATTTTCGGATTGTGAGACCAGATAATGGTCACATTCAATCACTAATAAAATGGAACTTGAATAATAGTAACTACCCAGACGAATTACTTCAAGCATGCATCATTTACGAACCTATATACGATAACATAGATATAGACCATAACGACACAATCTTTTGGAATGTTAGACAGGTAAATATCATGGATATCTGTGATGCAAATAGTAGTGCTATAATTAATGTGACAGCACCTGACGATGGTGGTGGAGGCGGTGGTGGCGGTGGAGGCGGTGGAGGCGGTGGTGGTGGAGGCGGCGGCAGTGGAACAGGGGATTATAGAATGTGTTACGACGCCTCTGGTGGAGGTGGAGGCAACGCTGGCGGAAGCGGTCGTGGATCTGGCGGAGTTGATAGTGACAATGACTGAGGTAGATAGCTGAAACGCAGGTAAAAATAAATATGAGTATATTTCCATATGACTAATATCCCTAATAGAGCGATAGCTGAACATTTATCTAAAATGAGTTACTGTGTTAGCCTCAGTCCTGCAGCTACTATTCAATTCGAAAACAGGGCCTCATACGCTAACTACCCATTTATTAATAATCAAAAGCCGCCAGGTGCTATACTAAACTTTTTATTGCTATTTAGACGTCTGAACAATACGGGAAATGATACAGAAAATAATTGTTGTCGTTCAGGATTTGGGGAAAATCAAATAATATCTGATAACAAGTTTAGATACATGATTAGAAACGCAAATAACAGCAATGAAAGGCTAAGTTACGATTTTCAATACGATTTGATACCATATGATAGTGTGTATCAAATGATAACAGGTAATGTTGCAGTTGGTACTTACATATTTATTCCTGAATCTTATGTTTGGTATTTGAGTGCTGAGCATCCTAATCGTACTGGGATGATAGTGAAGTTGCAGGCTCGTACCTATAGTGGTGGTGGGAAGCCATTGGAGCGTATTATAGAAACGGGAGCCTTACCTAACCACATGTTAGTGCTGGCTTGTATTGCACTCCAATCTGGTTATCCCCAGTCGTTTGAAAATATGAATGGTAATAATATTGAAATAGTTGACTTAGCCTATATACCTATACTATGCAGTACTGATGAACAACTTATTAAGGATGTCATGTATAGTCATGGTTTTGTTTTAGAGTTTAGTTTGCCAATAGAGTTTGAGGTAAGAGATGTAGAGCGGGTTAGGGTAATTAGTTATGACCACATGCTTTTAGGGAATGCTTACTTTGCGTCTAGTGGCGGTCCTTTTGCAAACTATATTGTACAGCCATATCGTACTATTAGGTTTTTAAGCGGGGCGTAGGACATGACGACCCATTGGCCAATTTTCCTTACCTTGCGCCTGCGGGTGAGTATACAGTACCATGAGCAGCGCAGGTACACCTAAGGCCGACCTACTTCGTCAGGCTTTCTCGAAAATACCTGTAAAAGCAGTTAACTACTATCAAAACAAACCGTTGTATCTTACAGTAACTGTACAAGGCAGCATATGCGCCATAAAACTCCCATATGTGCATAATGCTAATACACACGATTTTATCGTTATAAAGGATGTTCTTAAGAAGTATGGTTTTAAGTATAGTCCTGCACCTGATAATGTTTGGCGTGGGGACAAGCGTCAGTTTGCGCTTTTTGCGTCGCAGTACTTTGAGTATCTCAGTGTTGAAGCCCGCATCATAGCCTATGAGTTAGGTTCCAAAAATAGGTATATAGACGCTATCAACGAAGAACTGCAGCACATAGAAACGAACGGAAACGAAAGTGTAGATATACACATCCCCGATAATATAGCTAAGTCAGTTAGTAAGGATCTTGAGATGGTTAAGGGTTTGATACCCAGCTTGCGAGATTATCAGGTAGAAGGTGTGCGGCATATTCTATTAGCTTATAGCAATGGAAAGAAAGGATTTCTGTTATGCGACGAACAAGGACTAGGTAAGACAGTACAAACTATTGCATTTCTGCTATCAACATATCGTAAGGGCATGACAGTTATCATAATGACGCCGGACGTAATGATTCAAGAATGGTACGATAGAATTGTAGAGTTTGACACACAACGTTTTCTATTGCCAAGAGTAACTTTAAAAAATCCGTTACCACAACGGATAAATATTATCAATTACGCTTCTCTTACAGCTAAGAGTAAGCTGCCTTCTCTCTTGAATCTACAACCAGACATTATAGTATTTGATGAAGTACAGAATTTAAAAAGTCTCAAATCCAAGCGTGTTAAAAATGTAATGCCATTAGCTAGTAAGGCTAGGTTTATTCTAGGTCTTACTGGGACGCTTGTTAAGAATAGGCCAGTAGAGGCTTACAATATATTACGTTTGCTTGATATGTTGCCCAATGGAATAAAAGATGTAGTAAAGTTTATAAAGAATTTTGAAGGTGAGACAGCGGCGTACTATTATAGGACAAGTAATCATGCTCGTTATTATCGTACGATAGAAGCCGAAAAAGCCGCCAGCCTTATAACTTATCTAAAGAGTACGCAGCAATACATAAGGCGCTTAAAGAAGGAAGTGTTATCCGAGTTACCTGCTAAGAGTCGTATCTTTGTTAACATAGATATTGCTAATCCGTCGGATACCCATCTTATGGAAGCTATTAGTGAGGAATCTAAGATTAAGAGTATGTTGGAAGCTAACCTTAAACTTCCAAGAGATATCGCTTTGCGTATTTCTACCTATCGTCGCCTTATAGGTATTGAAAAAGCTCGTTGGGTTGTCAGCTACATACTAAATAAGTTTGATGGTAAAAATAAGTTCATTGTGTATGCCCATCATAACGAGGTTATAGATTATATTAAGATGAAGTTATCAGAGGCATGGTCTGATTATGAGATTTATGTTATTGATGGAAGGGTTTCTAGGGATGAGAGGGCAAGAGCGGTTGCTGCTTTCCAATCCAGCTCGACCGAGAAAGCCATTATCATCGCTTCATTAGCTGTGGCTTCGGAGGGACTGACCCTAACTGCTACAGACGAAATCGTATTTGCAGAGACAGATTGGGTACCAGCAACTATGCTACAAGCCGAAGACCGAATCCACCGTTTCTCACAGCAATCCAATAAATGCACCTACCACTACATCATAGCCATAGGAACATTAGATCAATACATATATAATGTCATCAGACAAAAAGAACGCTACCTAAAATACATAAACACCCAATAATATGATTGCACAATTGGCCTATAAGGTTATAGTGCACAAAAACCTCAGTATTGATAAACCGATAAAAACTAACTTACTGGCAAAAGAAAACATAAAAACATTATTTGATATACACAAAAACTTCAGTTATTACGATTTAGTGAATGTATATGGGCTTTTGAACGTGAAGTGGTCGCCTCAAGTTAGGAATCAGGTTCTAGGTAGATACTTAGACTTAGGCATAATAGAACAAAAGAACGATAAGATTAGACTCACACATTACGCACTCAAGATTGGTATAGAGTACCTCATACTATATGGAATAGTAAGAACCTGTACTGATACTACACTAAATACCTACATAGAAAATCAAATAAGAAAGAGTGCTGGGGGAGCAGGCGGTCTGAATAAAACAGCTATGATGCAGTTTTTACATCTCATGGGTCTGACATACGATGAGTCTTATGAATACGATTTTTATGTAGATTTGATAGCTAACATTGTTAATTCTCTACATACTCCATATCGTCCATTAGCGAGTAAAATGAGATTAGGTAATAATCAGTTGGTAGAGGCGTTGTATTTGTATAACCGTCTGCGATTTTGGGTATCGAGTAAGGATATAAAGACCGATCTGATTACACAGCTGTTATTAAACGGTATGTTAGACTATAAGCATAGTGATAGATTGGACTTATTTCGGCTAAATAGTTCAGGGCAAGCATTCGTTACACACAAATACGCTCTGAAAATCCATAACATAGTTTATGAAAGACAAAAGGTAGAAGTACCCACATTCTTTGTTTATGACTATGTGTTACTTTAATGAATATTAGTATATTTATGGCATGCCAGGGTATCTCTTCTACTATCATAGACAGACGCCAACGATTAACCTACCAAACTTATATGAGATTTTAAATAATTCTGGCAATCACAGCATTATTTCGTACGAACGGGTTACAGATTTTGGTATTGTCCCGTTTTTGTTTGTTGAGGGGATGTCAGCTAATCCACACTATGATCTTACAGCGAAGGTCAAAGAACTTCTAAAAAAACAAAATGTAGAATCAGGAAAGATAAAGGTTATAACATACCAAAGGGATGAACTATATCAATACAGTCAGTCCCGTATCCCTTGGCATTACATAGGACCTAAACTTGTAAAACAAAAAATAAGTATAGAACAAATAAACAAGAGGATAGACAAGATTACTTTAGACAAGGCAGAGGTGGTCTTTTTAGAAAGTAATAAGGCGGGGAAAGCACTATTAGGGCATCTAACGGAAAAAGACGTGGACACAGTAGATATGTTGAAATTCTTCTTAGATAGAACATCTCAGAAACTAAAAATGGAGGTTCCAATAAAAGACTACGACTTACTTTATGACATGCTGTACGACGTATACGAATACTATATATGGTATGGTGTAAGAAGTGAAATAGATAACTTCCATACTCTCATAGAAAACTTTTATCGTTACTACTTACTCAATAAGCTACCCAAAGTTGTAGGATTATACTGGTTAGACACCTACTACGATCCAAGCACGCTAGTAACCCAAATCCAATTATGACGATGCTGATAACGGAAGAACTGTTTGCAAAATTCGTAGACTCAGATAGTTTCATCATACCATACAATCTAAAAGATCTAGGGCAGCTTCTTAAGTCCAAACAGAATATAACAACAAAGTTTGCGAACTCTCTAAATACAGACATATATAACTTCTTGAACAACTACTTTGATTTAGAGTACGCTGATCAAGTTACAGTAGAACAGGTGACTAGAAAGCTACATGGTTATAAAACAGGTGTATATTATATTTTTATAACTCTCTTCGTGAGTTACTATTATCGCTCTTATTATAGTATCCCGCATGCTTCTGTATTCTTGAAATATAACATTGGGTTGGAAGAAGCAAGTTTGTTTTGGCCTAATATAATCTGCAAAACCGTAGATATCAGAAAAAACATAGTAACCGCTCTCGAGACTAATCAGCTAATAAGTACTATAAGAAAAGTGGATTACTATCTTATCAAAGAAGTAGACGAGGTTATAGGTGTCAGGAAGTTACTTGGAATCGGCAGTCAAGAGGTACTTAACAAGATAGCTAAGTACGATCAAGCACTTGCAATAGCCTTCGTAACTCAGGTACTAGCTTATAAAATACTGATCGATATGGATAAAAAAATAGATACTTTAATAGGTTTAGATGTCTATAAAAATATAGAATAGCGCTATCAGCTGTCAAAAAACCTTTGTTCTTTCTGAAGTATTGTATTATATAAAGCACCTATGGATTTGAATTTATCGTCTATATAGTTAGTCACTATATTTATCCTTTTCTTCAATGTATCAACTTTTGTAGCAAATCTTGGATTACGAGTTGCGTAATTTTGGTATCTATCTATAATTTTCTCGTGAGTTCTTAACAAAAAGCGCACTTTGCAAAAGTTCCACACCATTTGTAAGGGGTTTTCATAATCTCTATAATTTGAACGGTCAACTATTCTCTTCATATCTATAATGTCTCTAATACCTAATTTCAAGAATTCGAAGAAAGACTTTTCGCCTAACTCGTCGGTGAAAGGTTTTATGAATTTTTTATAGAACAAGGGGTCTCTATTACTTTGTATATTATTGAGTTTTTTTAGAGCTTCATCTATGGTTTTATCGTCGTGTTTGCTATTTGGTTTTTCCATAGCTAAATATAGTAAAAGCATGTAGAACGCAGTTGGAACGTGTAGTACAGCGTACCAGCCTTCTTTAAATATCTGTTGTGTTTGAGCGTCTATTTGTAGTTTCAGCGCTTTGCATGCGCATTCGGGGCGAAGCTTATATCCATCATTAGTGTAGCCACTCCCTCTTACTACACCAGCAAAACCACCATACAATGAATGCCGCCATAAATGAAAAGAATAAGCCGAGTACCTATAGTCACCTAATAGTGAATCGTAGTAGTTGCGAATAGTATCGTACCTTACATCAGAATTTGAAACTGTCGGGTAATAACTAATAGATATGATTATGTAGTCAGCTATATCGAGGTTGAAGACACTTTTATAGATTCCGCGTTGATAGTTGAAATACGATGCTATGCCGAACTGAGTGCCGGAATGGAGTTTATCAATAAATAGTTCTCTTGACATATTCAATATAAGTTGATTACGATGTGGGACGTTACCAGCATCTGCAAAAAGGCATTGATCGCCAGCTTCATTACGTAAAATAAGCAGAACAGAAAATAAAAGATGCGGCTTTGAAAAAACATAGTCTATAATATTGCGGATGTTGGTTAATTCTGTAATACTATTTGGGGGATTAGATGATTCGAGACCCTCCATCAATATATTCGTAATAGAGTTTTGAGCGTCGTGTCTTGCAACAAGACTATTATCACGTATAAGCTCCTCTGCAACAGCTCCATAACCATTACCATACTTAATTGTCTCACCACCCGATATAGCCGTCGTCAAATCGGGTCTAGGGAAAAAGTCAGCTCTTGGTGCTAAAAATATCTCATCAATACCTTTAATTAAAGCAGATAAATCAGAAGATTTTTTAAGGCATAATTTAGCATCTATATGTAATAATATCTCCCCATGCATTATGGTAAAAATTTTAGAGCTACATGCATTATTCTCCGCGAGATATACAGTATAGTTATCAACTACGGGATTATTGTTACTATAAGTACCCTTGGAGATAGCAAGATTCTGTAATTTCATAGTAATTATCCTATTTTAAACATAAAATCCACAGTTTTGGGGTATCCTGTTAAGTTCATTTGACGATATAGTTTATTTTTATAATTCTGTATTTCCTCAGTTATTATTGAATTTACAGCCTTACCTTTAGCTACTAAATCCAACAAAACATAGTGAACAGAGGCTACAGCATCGGCTATGTCTTTGGAGGAATTAGGCGAATGATCTATTTTGGGTTTGAAACTAGCGCCTACAATCTTATAACGCAAATTAGAAAGCTCGTCTATCAAAAGTTGATTTCTAGTTATGTTTATTGTCCTATCTATGATAGCTTTCTTTAAGCTAAAATATATGCTTGGGTTTTGGTCTACAGATATTGTTTGAGTTTTGATTCTAGTCTTTATAGCGATATCTTGAAGTAGTTTATAGGATTGGTATGTATCGGAAGTTACAATGGATATTTGCCTTTGTTTGGCTATTTGTGTTATTAAACCCTCTATGAGGTGCATAGGTATGTCGTCGCCTTCGTTGTGGATACCGAAAGCTACGGGGATATAGATAGTGTTTTCGTCGTACCAGTAACCTATAGCTATACCAGTGTTGTCTCCACGTATAGATGTGTCTATATGGACGGATAATGTCCTATCAACAGGTAACGCCGATAGTATAGGTTCCAGTATAGTATCCATTTGCATGATACTTACCAAGTCGTTAGTGACTCGCGGGAGGTTCATAACTGTGCTAACCATTTCGCGTGTGAAAAGCGAGTTTGGAGGCCTTACGCTAAAACCAGCCAACGATATCAGCGCCTCGTAAATATTAGTGTTAAACTCTTTCTCAAACTCTTTGGGCACCTCTATAATACGTTCAGGTTCGTACTTGCTTAATTCCTCAGGTGTCACATCTTCCTTATCACCTATTATCTTAGGCTCTCCTAAAATACCACCTGTATAGACCCAAATAGCACCTTTCTTGAAGAACAGCCCTGTATGTGCTTTGGCTTCCCACTGCGACATACGAACTGTATAAAAATCTTCAGCTCTGTGCCCTAAAAAATCTACAACACTACCCTCGTAAGATGCAGAAGTGTCTATAATAATATTACCCAGATAATCTTTGGCGGCTAAAAATCTGGACTTGAAACGATTATAAGCTTGCTCTAATTTAAACCTTATCACTCCCTCGTTAACAAAGTTGGCTTCCGAAAAAACATAAAAAATTACATCACCACCTATGGAAGAGTTGCTCTTAGAACCATCAGCTTGAAAATCTATAGGAATTGGTTTCAAATCTTTTTCTAATCGTAGCTCTCTAACTTCTTGAAATAAATCATGATTCTCAAATACCTCCTTAACATACTCTAAAAACTCAATACGAGATTTTTCTATCTTGACATGGAAGAAAACGAATTGAATAGGCTTGGTTATAAATAAGTTAAATGCTTTCAGGTCTTTTAAACAAAGTATCTTATAGGCAGTATATAACGCTGCGATTTTTGAGACAGTAGACTTGCCAGTCCCGATAGCACCAGTTAGTAGGATATAATTATGAGCAGTATGTATAGGATCGGGGAAAAGCTCGCGGAGGTGTCTCATCCATGCCGGATAGATAGAACCTTCTAAACCCAGACGAGCTACAAACTCGTCTATCGTAAGTGGCATGTTAAAGAAACCTGCTCTCTTAGCCCCCTCAACTAGTGCTGCGTCAAAAAGCATACCCACTCTGCTCTAGCGACGAAACAAAAGCTTTGATATGATGTACGATGTCCCTTCTAATAAATATAGTGCTCCCCTCGCGATAATGAGGTATACTATATAATCTAATAACTGTATCTATCTTATAGACAGGTATGGCTAACATTCTAGATGCCTCGTAATTAGTGATGTACTTAGGTTCTGGTTGTATAACGTCCATATCAGAAAGTGAATGCGGGTACTACGTTCAGGAGCGTTTTATCGTGATGTTCGTAACCAAAACTCAACGTTACTGTTTCTCTTGCTCCAGAAGGCTCCGTCGGAGTATCATAGTTATAATCATAGTTCATAAATAATAAAGTATAAAAATCTATTCTCTTGACAGGCTTACGACTAGAATTAAGAAAATAAACTTGAAAAACAGGAATCATAACATCTTCCTTTCTAAGCTGGAACTTAAATCGGTTAGCACCACCTGCGCTCATAAAGGATAATGCCATAGCGTAAATGGTCTGATCTTCAAAGTCAATCAGCTCCCACGTTACAGTACCGTCACTTTCATAACCACCATACTGCTTGATATGTATGCCACGAATATTAACATCGACACTACCAACTAAATCCTTTTTGACTTCTAGGGAAAGTGTTTTCATTCTATGCTTTATAACATCTAAGCCAGGCCAATATACAGCCCTCGGTTTTACAGGGACATCAATGTCCCACATGTGCTGCCATAAGAACTCTTTGCCACCGCCAGAAAGCCTAGGATACTCAACGAAACCTAAATAACCCTGTGTAACCCCAAGCTGTGCGAAATCAACAAAGTTGGCCATGAATAAATATACCAAATAATGCTATATTTTATCATACACACATGTTTCGACAAATTCACAATTATGAAAGAGATTATAGACCTGTATAATCTTTGTGCTAATTTATTTGATTATTTAGAGCATGGTAAGGGACGATATTACATGATGTCGTTTGCCGGTCACTTAGACGATGTCGTAAGCCTATACTACAAGTGGCCGATAAAAAAAATTGCTCAACTATGGATCAAAAGTGCCCTTAATAATCATAATAACGAAACACTTAACAGATTCGGCATTCTTTTAAGTGAGGCCATAAATGGCGACTGTACTAAAAGCGATCCAAGTCTACAAAATATACTGTGTCAAATCAATAAAACATGCAATCAGCTTGACTAACTACGACTTAAGCTATCTATTAATAATTTAACAATCTTATCACTTATTACCTCCTCTTTTTTATCTGTACTCATACTCTGTAACATACTATACCTCTCTCTTTCTTCTATCACATCTACTATATAGGCTAACGCTAGCTTAAGTGACGGAGTGGTGAGTGATTCTAATAGTTTGTTCATACTCAAACTTTCTTTATTGTCCAGAGTTTTTTGCTTGATGGTCTCGTAAATGCTTTTGTTATATAAGTACCTTATATCACTATCCCTTATACCGTTGATTATTTTTTTTATCCACTGCTTATACTGTGCTTCAGAGTCAATGGATTTATAATTTCTAGTATATATGTGCGTAGTTATTAATTGTTTCTTATGTTTTATCGTTTCTTTATCGTAAATACCAGCTTTTATAGCCTCATCCACGTCCTTATGAGGTGTGTTTAGTAGTATGTATACGATTTTATTTTGAAGCATGAGGTATCGTGCTAATTTCAGTGAAGCTCTATACCCGGAACGATCGGTGTCCAAAGCTAGATTTATTATATTGTATTTGTTCAGTTTAGATAGTTTTTTATCATTTATATTCAATCCTAGCAGAGAAACCACATTTGTTATGCCTATGCTATAGAGTGCGATAGCGTCAAATATGCCCTCAGTTATATAAATCTCAGTGTTCGTGTCGTAAGGGTTGTAGTTATAGACAACATCAACAAGTGACTTATTAGGTTCTGCGGAGTATATATACTTATATTCTGAATTATCAGTAAGTGTTCTAAACATAAATGTTATAACCTTGTTGTTTTCTATAATAGGTAATACGATGAAACTATTTTCGTCTGTTTTAGGGAAGCGCATGCTTTTAATTCTTTGTTCGCCATAAAGAGTAACGAGTTCTTTATATATCTGAGAATTCCATATACCAATCATGAACTTATTTATAATAGAAATTATAATGTCTTGTTCTGAGAAAGAAAATCTGTTTTTAATATAATAAAAACAAGTAGAATCTGTATTTTTGAGCAATGCTTTAGAGAGATAGCTGGCTATCTGCCGCTTGAAGTATAAAGGGTCATTCTTAGACTTACGATCTTCGCTAATCTGGATATTATACCTATCGCATAGGATTTTAGCGGCTTCTTTGTATGAAACGTTTTCTTTTAGGGCTACAAACTTGATAACATCACCACCATGCCCAGATGAAAAACATTTGAATATGTTTTTATCGGGTAATACAAAAAAAGATGGGTTAGTTTCCTTTTTAAATGGTGATAAGCCTCTATACTGACGGCCTACTTTCTTAAGATCAATGCCATAAGACTGGACAACATCAACTATTGAGATAGTGTTTCGCAACTTTTCAAAATCCATGTTTAGAATTGAACTCCTACAAATCCGCCGCCATTACTCCCACCACCACCCGAAGTCGGATTTTGTGCAACAGCTTTCATGTAGCTTGAAGCGATGTTTGAGAAGATACCACCATTACTAAACACGTACTCCGCCTGGTGGTGGTAGTCTATGTCGTGTTTATTCCTAACCATAGCTGGGAATGCGTGCTGCGCAAAACAACTGTTTTGTAACAGATGTTCATAACTATATGTGTGAGGTAATTCTACGGACGTATCAGTCGAAAACGACAGATGCTTCTGGTATGGTCTAATAGTAATGTCTTGGTATTGACTCCTGTTTATTGTGCCGTCGTTATTGTTTAAGGCAGTATAGAGTCTAAGACCTAACTCTATAGTGTAAGACATCGGTGGCGCACTATATGTGACTTCAGGCACAGGATTACCAAGAAACTTGTAAATATTATCAGACTTACCAAAGATGATGAAGTTAGGATGAGGCAATGGATGCCCCTCGTATAAACTATTCTCGTCCTCTTCATTCTCTTTATACAGGAACATATTGCCTAAGAAGTAATCTACTATTGTAGCCTCGTAGTGTAGACCGTGAGATGTAATCATGTGGTTATTACTTACGGGGACACCGTACTCGTGGGTCAGTTCGTCGCCTGTTCTTGTAAGAGGCGCTGTGTTCAAACCGCATTGGATACTCCAAAGACGTGTCATTGACGGCTCCGCCTCCACAAGATGATAAAAGTTAGCCACAGAAGCGCCAGTCCCCTGCTTGATGATAGCTTGGTCGTATCCACCATACGGTCTATTCATAACGTTAGAACCAGTACGGTAAGCGGGAGGAATTGGGAATCCTGGCGGATAACTTCCACCACCAGTATCACTATTCATGTAGTAAAATTGTAATGTATTAGATGAAACGCCCAAATGATCAAAACTATATAACTCATTAACCCATTCTCTTTCACCAGACGCATTTCGCATATAACGTTGAGGATTATCCATGTATATTGCGTCTGCAATAACAAAGAACGGCATATTAGATGTTGTTTCATTAGAGACAGAATTATTACCACTCAATTGGCTAATTGGGTAAAGTCTGGGTCTAATGAAAACACGTCCAGTATCTAAGTAAAGCGGATCATACATGTAATGCGAAAGTGTATTCGCCCGTAAAATAGGTTGTTTAATAATTAACTGCTCCATACTTCCATAATCTCTCGCTGTCTTGAACATAGATGCATGCGAGCGTGCGGTACTATTTTCCATGGTAACACCAAAAACCCAAGAAAACCAGAAATAATCTATGCGATGGGTGAAGTTCCATATATTATACCCTCTTGTGTTGTAGGTCATATTAAATGCCGCAGGTTGTAACCCAGCCTGCGACAAACCTAATATTCTAGATGTGCCTAATTGCTCAGATTTGTCGGTTTCGCCAGCTTTATCTACATAGCTAATCTGACTAAACGCATCTACTGCTATGCATATGTCACTACCGCTATACCGTTTCCACATAGAGTAATCTAATGAAAATAGCGGCGGAAAACTTAAATTCAGCCAATCGTATGTAATATCTCCAGAAGGCGACATTCTAACATTAATTCTCATTTCTTTCGGAAAGCGGAATAACATATTAACATCATCACCCAAAAGTTTGACCGTACTCATGCCGTAAAAGTATACATCTGTAAGAAACTTATTTATAGGCCAGTAAGCTGGCCCAACAAAAACGGACAATGGAACAGTATTGCGAATCAACAGATCAGCATAATTCATATTATGCTCAAACCTCCCAAAACCATTAAAATTGAAATAAAATAACTCATCATTAGGCAAATTGTAACCAAATCTGAAACTAGCGTCAGGCGATGTATTGTAAAATAAATCAAAAGTAAAACCCCTTTTGTACATGTCATTAAGTGGTGTTTGCATTCTATTGCTAACTATAATATTATCAAATTCTATGTTATACATGCTGTTAGTGAATATCAAGTTAGCAATACCTATATCTGATTGTGGAGTTGTATGACTAGTAGTATTATCAAAAATTGTGCTTTCCCCTTTGTGCTGAAATACGGGCTGTGGTTCTATATCGCTTGCAAATATAGTAGTCCTATATAACGATAGACGCCGTGCCGATAGGCTAGTATTGAAAGTATAAAATACTGGCACATAAGTAGCTTCTGGTATGAGTATTCTGGGTTGTACTCTTGCACTATCTATCGATGCGGGCGGGACGCTATGATTGATGATATAACTATCGCTGTTGAGCAGGAAGTATAATCCTCCGAGCCACTCGTAGGGAGACATCGAACCACTATAAGTACCGTTAGACGCAAAAATACCATAAAACGGAGAACTGGACTCACGGATAGTATAAGCGTGATCAATTATGTTATACGTAGTTGTAAATATCAAATCTCTCTTAGTCCAGTATAGGCTTTCAGGTTGTGTAATATTGTTAAAGAACAAATCATAATAAGAGTCATTTATATTACCATCAGTAGTCTGTCCATTATTTGAACCGTCATTAAGTACATCGGCGGCTATAACCACTCCACCATTCCCAGATGAGTTAACTAACCGATCATATTTTTCGTAATCATACAATGTTTGAGTGTTTAATCTGTACAGGTCATAATATTTTAGTTCTAATAAAGCTTTAATAGTGTAGTAATGATGTGGAGAAATCAGGAACCCTTTAATATTTTTATTCTCCTCTCTCATATTTACTTCTGTATGCTGCATGTGCGGCCAGTAGTTATTATACGTCGCAGTATCAGTCAGGTCATGTAACAGCTCCATATCGAATCTCATTTCGTGAACAACTTTATTATTGTAAGCTGACGAACCTAACACGTGAGACAGGTATAACATAGTATGAGTAGGGTTACCGTACATACTCAAAAAGAAAGTTTGAGGGTTATGTAGCTGCATAATATCTATGGCATACCCTGGTAAGGTACGATAGACGTAGCGGCGGATTTCTTGCGTCTTTGTAAGCATGGGCAACGTGTTGGTGTACATTGTCATGTGATTTAGCCAACGGCGTGGGACAGGCAAATGCTGCGCACCAGTACCAGTACCGTTAAACCAATAGCTGATATCCCACTCGTGATACGACCATTTATCGTAGCCTAACCCACTAGCCTCAATAACAGCACCAATAGGAAAAGAAAAAGTCAATTCTAAATGGTTTACATCCAAATAAATCGTGTTATCAAGTCTAATTCTATAGTTTTGATACTCTGTTTCCGAATTACTAGTAATAACAAGATCTCCTAATATCCCCGCATCTATAACAGCTCGAGGCCATATTAAACGCATAATAGGACCAAAACGACGATCGGGGTAAATCGCACTATCAGCTTTATTATAAGAAATGTGCCGTGGGCTAACATTGTCTAAGTCACCGTTGCCTAAGGCACCGTACGGAACATAAGCAAGATAATCACTCATATACAATGACGCACAGCTTAAAGCTTCTTTTTGATATATAGATACTGGATCTATGATTAAAGGTTTAGGATATATAGTTAGTACATCTATCAAGTACGGATTTCTAGCCCAGAATATAACTCTTTCCTCACGCTTTATACTAGTGATTGTATGAAACAGTGATTTAGGTGATTGAACGTACTTAGCTGTTTCCAACTGATTGTTTGTGCCCCTAATTGTATTTGCTACATTTACTTGTACTTCGCGACTGTTGTTGAGCGGCATACTGCCTGCGGAGGCAAAATTAGTAGTTTCTCTAGCGGGCAAATGGTATTCACCGAAATGACGATCAGTATACTGGGAATAGTTTCTTGCTCCGACTGCCCCAGCGGGGCCCACACTATACGCATGCGTAGCATTATAACCCAAAGGCATCACACCTACACTAACTCTAAGCCCATTCACCATCGGCATCCTAATACGATACCCATATCGTTTAGCCGTCTTGTAAAACTGAGATAGAACCTTATAATCATTATATGCGAAGTAAATGTTAGCCTTATTCGCTAGTTCAGACCTAATGTAATAAGGATTACCTACAAAAAACAATGCTTTTGCTGAAACACTCTGATTAAGCATAAGATTGAATTCCAGATGAGTACTTGGGATATAAATACCTTCATTAGGTAATGGAACATAAGAACGATAGTGATAAGATTGTAGTAATAAGTCTTCATAAATAAGCCTACTAGTTATGTAAAAGTGGTTACGAATATTAGCGCCAGGTCTTGAAAGTGCGCTATTAGAAAAAATCCCGAAGACAGAAGACAATGTCCTCTTGATTATATCACGTTCCAAAATCATTTTGGTACTAGCATATGAAGCACTTATATTATAATAGTCAATTGTATAAATATTACTCAGATTACCTATATTGCTAATATTACTAAGCGTGTTAGGCGAGTATTTGAGTAAATTTAGAAAGTTTGTTGTAACTTTTGTGTTCTGATCTTTCGGATGACCCAGTACACCTATTCTATCTAAGTGGTAGCTTGTATGTTTTTCATTTTGTGCGTGGAAATAAAATATCATCATGTCGTACGCAGCTGTATCTGTTCTATAATAGTTGTAAAGCTTTCGTAACACCAGATCCGATGTCTTAAGATTTGGGTTAGTTCCAGCTAAAAAATTCATCGCACCCGCCATGGCTAAAGCAGAACGATTATTCTCTAAAAAGATTCTTAATTCAGTGTCTTCACTAGCAGCAGCGACATCATAGTATGCGTGCCTATAAATACCACTCAGATCATAGGAAAAATAATCAATAGCGTCACTTTCCAGATACGACAACATGGCTGATTGACTCATAGCCCTATTCCCTCTTACATCCACATTTGTACTTAAATTCAAGGGGGTATGGTTGAAATCGTATTGCCCGTCAATATAAATACTATATATTGGCATACCTCTGTTCTTGTAACCCAAAGATGTAAGTGGATATCTATACAATGTTTTAGAATAGCTTATAATATCAGGAGAGAATTTTTCTGTTATAGATTTCTTGTTATACTCTACCATTAAATCAGCGAGGGGATAAAATAACTTTACGTAAGGTATACCGTATGGCACGAGCGGATAAAACTTTTGAGTACCTATATACACTAAGTTCAGCTTGGCCGTAGACATATAGAATGGTTCGTATTGATGTTCTATTCTCGACGGGTCTAAAACTTGTTCATTCGTTAAGAACACAGGATACAATACAAGATAATATAACTCAGGAGGTATAAAATGTTTAAGTGCTAGCTCCTGGTTAAAGTGTACTTTCCTAAATAAACGTTCACTTGAATTACCATCATTGTAATAGTAGTACAATGGTATATTAGACAGCATATACTGTTGTAAGTAGAATGACCCGCTTAATGGTGTGCCATAAGGTGGTGTGTCAAAACAGATATAGTTGTTGGTATATAACAACTGGCTTGATGCCCAACGACCATAGTTTGTCCTTCTCAGCTGAATATTTTGCACCCTAAAACTATGATCTGGAAGATTATAACTCTTATGGATACCATGAACAGCAAATAATGGTATTGCGGGTTGGTAATTACTAATAAGCATATTGTATATAAAACCCTGAGGTATCTCAACTGATGCCGAAGTCTTCAGGGACATCGTATTAAACACACTACCAGTATTTAACATATTAGAACGATATACATCATTAATAACTGACAATCGTGTAGTGTTAGTACTATTAGGAAATCTTCTTGTATATTTATTCAGCAACAATGACTTATTAATAGGAATGTCGCCATATGGTCTTTGGTAAGCGATAAAATCTCTATACGGATTCACTACACGGCCATAACTATAACCATACTCGGAGTTAACACTGAATTTAATTTGAGCAGGAGTAGGTCTAAAACCATCAGGACTGGCAAAATTATAGGGATTGAACCAAAACACCATCATCGGCGATATAATATGCTGCCTGTTAGAGTATCGCATCCAGTAGCCATATCCAGTAAATGGTGAGAAGGCTGCCCGCTGAGCATTCAAATGCATGAGATTCTCAGCATAACGCCCAATGTATAGCCAATACCATGGTTTGATATTACAATCAAAGAAAAAAATACTATCATCAGATCTTTTGTAATAAGATTCAGCTTGCACATTAGCACCTATTAAATCATAAGGCCAAGCAAAAAGATTACCTATACGATAAAAGACATCGTAATCATCCTCAAAAGACTTTGGGGGCACAATGTACACTAACCGCTTCATTCTAGACGGATTACTAGACCAACTAACGCCTACAGAAGTAACCAATGGATCATTATTATACTCTACTGTCATATAACCTGTTCTATCAGTATTGAACTGGGAATTCAAAGCATTTTGTATGTTGACTGACGGAGTTATCACATTGTAATAGAAATATGCTTGATTACTTCCATAAAAGCGTCCTAAACTACCAGCAATCCTACTCCACTTAGGAACATTACCTAAGCTAAAATCATAAAATATATTGTAAAAACCCTTATCATAAACATTATTCCTATCACTAGGATGCAGAGTAGATGTCGGATATATCCTGTATCTTGGAAGCTCGTTTTTTACAAAGACCATCTTTGTAACTACCGGTAATCTAAAGCTAAACAAACGCGTAACTATATCTTTACCAGGGAATAAAAACCTTTGATTTTTATTTTGCACACTTATATCTTCAACTCTGAATCTATAAAGTGAGTTTTGTATCTTATCAGGAGTTGTACTAGACGTATAATTAATACTATAATACGACGATGGCAAGTATAAACTATTTGGCGTATAGTCGTCTGAGTAGTAAACAGTTTTAGGTACACCGCCGAAGTAGTTATCGTATATAGTGAAGTCCAAGAAAGGTGCGAAGGCGTTTAGCGATAAAGCAGATATCGCGAATTGATGGAACTTTATGTAATCTTCTAATGTAATATCATCTTGTGCAAAAGTTACAGACGACTTATTATTATTACTTATTTGGTACCCACCGTATCTAGCGGGATTTGTCAACTCAACATTATAAAAGTATACGTTATCAAAACCTTTATATAGTTTGGTTGTGCTTTGTAGTAATCCCTGTCTAGATGCAGCGGTCAATCCCGCCGACCACTTGTTCCATGCATAGTCTGTAATAAAACCAACATATTCCATATGCCAAAACCCAGAAAAAGGATTAGGTCCTACATTGATAAAGTTCCCAATAACCATATTGTTATCCTTATCATTAAATGCAATAACACCTAGTTGATTGTCATTTAAGACATCCGCATTAGCTTGTTCTACAGTTAGGTTATCCATAAACATAAACAGAATATTTTTAGGATTGTACGGATTATCATATATTATCATAGGCTCGTCAAATCTTTCGGTCTCATGAAGCATTACATTGCCTAAAGCTTTGTTATTATACATACTAAGTCCATCTATTGTACTAACGTGAATTGTATTGGCATCGCTTCCACCGTACCGCAATGCGTCACTAAATTGACTATATTGAAGTGTCTGGGCTGGTAAGTCTATCTCAAAGATAAGCCTTTGATAATATTGCGAAAACTCGTCTGGATTAGCCACTCTCGGCAAGTCATAAACTACACTAGCACCAGCTAAATCATCAAATCTGTTTGACATTAAGCTTATATGTTCGCCTTTTTTGATAGCTGGCATAGTATTGGTAGTGTTTATTCTATCATTAGAAAGATAATTTATATCTGGCATCATTGTTATGTAGTCTCTTTGCTTTTTTAATATGTTCGGGTCATTGATTACGCCATAAGATATCGGATGTTCTGGAACAATGTTTATCTTGCCTTTATATTTATTGACTTGGAATTCCTTGCCAGCAGCTTTATTGAAATCGTCTTCCGTTTTAAGCTTTATGTAGACAGCTTCACTCCAACCAAAGGCCGTGGTCTCGTAATCATGATCATCAGGTACTATAATCTCAATGTCCTTTTCATCTTTGTTATATGGGTAAGCTGTTCTATCACAGAAATCTAACTCGTCTCTAATTATCTGATAAATATCCCCAAAACAGTTTATAACAGTAGCTTCATTAATGACATAGTAAGCACTACCAGCGCTAACACCATCTTCAATAGGGTGTAAGTAGTCTATGGTAATATAGTTTTCTCCAATAGTTGAGTTATTGCTTACTAAATCGGCTAAAACCTTACCACCCACTATGTCTTCAAATTTTTCTAAGTTACTACGCTGTGAAGCGGGAGGTATATTAAATTGGGGACTTACTAAGTCAATCAAACTATGTCTTGTCCTACCTGTGCCTTTTAGTGTTCTAGGTACGATCGGTTGTACAAACTGAGTTTTTGTGCGCAAATAAACCTTATTATTGTGATAGACAGTCACAAAATCATTATTTAGACTTTCAGCAACAATATTATCATTTACTTTATAAAGCCTAATAACTACAACAAAATCTTTTGTATTTCTATAATCTAAAACGTGATATGGTCTTCTTCCTGAGTAAGTTTTTTCCTCGTATTGTATTAGGCCAGAAAGGTAATAGGCTGGGTTAGGAGTTACGCGGCTAGGATAGTAGTAAGCCATAATTGGTCTGGGCCACATTCTGGGATGCGAGAATGCCCAAGCTTGCGGCTGACGCACCTCACCAGTAGAAAAAGTTGGGAATAATAGATTATGAAAGTTCCATGGACCTATAAGTTCGTAATTTAGATATATGGTGTTATAAAAATTATTACTATTAAAACTCGCGTTAAGTGGTACAGGATTGGGGTTATTAGTAGAAGGCAAAACATTAGAGTTCATAAGACGACGAATATAGTCTCTATTACTCTCGTGTACCATAACATATGCCCCGAGCGGGTTATAAGTTATATACATAGGTGTTAACAGATCAGTCTGATAGTAACTGCTTTTAATTACTATGTCATCATATATCTTATAATAAGCCACATGTGGCTTCGCCACATCGTTATTGATGTTATTCTCTTCTCCCAATTCAATATACATGCTTAGCAATGGCCTAACTCTTACATTAGGGAAAAATATCCTATTTGTCAATGCTATAGTGCGCAACACACTATAAGAAAAAAATCTTTTTTGAACGTCAAATTTAGCACATTCGGCAATGTTTTCACATTCAGGTTTTTGTGTTGAAAGTGTATTGACGTAAGGTGACCACATCAAAATGTTATAATCACTCATGTAATAGCTTCTAAAATCATCAAAAGTATTCCATAGCTTAGCACCATTATTTGCTATAGTATTGTTATAAGTAATCATAAGATTGGTCAATCCATTCATTGTTATAACGTAGCCTGTTATCTTTGTTGATAGGGTATTTTGTATTAGTTTATCTATTATTACATCATTTCTTACCTCGGAACTTATGAACACAGATCCCGCGTCAATGTAAAAAGGATTAAAGTCTGAGCCTAAAAGTGGATTATTAGGGGCAACTAGCATCCTAGCGTATTGTAAATTGTCATTTAGGTTGCTAGAAGGGATTCTTAAGTATCTAATTGTTCTTTGCTCGTATTCACCGCTATCATTACTATCTAGATGGTTCTTAATATGTACTAGTTTATTGATACGTTCTATAGCTGTAAAGCTACCACCGACGTCGACAAAGAAGTAACCCAAAAAACTATTATAATAGCCATAATTTCTCAAATTTACAATTTCCTCAGCTGTAGTACTGTTAGGGTTGTTTATATAGTACTTTTTTACATTTTCTATCATTTCAGGAACGTTATCGTTAGGGCGTATATCACGATAAGTATTGAAAGCCTTGAGATGCGGTTTTATGTCAAATCTTGGCAAAATGGTATTAACATCTCTATATGGACACAATGGCAAGTAAGGTGCAAAAAACTCGTAACGCGCTACTGTATAAACAGCATTAAGTGAATTACTTGTAAATCTGTGAGTACTTATACTTCTAATAGGACCAGGTAGCTTCATGTTATACCCATAATCTGGAGGTACAATATATAAATAAGTAAGCTCGGCGTTTTGCGTATTCATTTCAGTATTGGGCATATAAGTGGATACATGACCATGTTGCCAATATCCGTTTCTATCGGTTAATACAACAAAAAACAATGGTAGCAAATGGTTATATGTCATAAGTGGTAATCTGTATGTAGCTAAATTTATATTACCTAACAATAAATTCATGTTAGGCACTGGATGTATGTCGTTATGGAAGTAAGCGAAACGGTACTCGTAACCTAATCCGTATCTACTGGATGCCGCACCAAATTCCGGAGCATAAGAAAGCATACTATCAAAAGACTGCCAACACCAGGGTATGCTCGGTGATGCATCTGGATAATCAGGTACGGCTAACGTATAGCTCATCAGGGCTAAAGCTATCGCCCGATGTTGGAAAAACTTCTCACTATCTGTATTACCCAAGTAGTTACTATTTATAGACCCACTGTAAATATTCATACGCCATAACCTTCTAGGCAACTCAAAAGCTGTATCATTATCATTTACTCTACCCATTACTCTTACAGGTGCATTAGTAATCCCGTAGGGTTGGATAAAAGGAAACATACGACCAAAACGTCTGTCTATACTATTATCATCCAATGGTATATTTGAGCTAGTAAATCCTAACTCGTGAGCGACCCCCGGGTCTATTTGCTTTCTAAAATATACATTACTCCATAATAGTCCTCTAATATTAGTAGGCGAAGTAGCAAATAAATAATTATCTCTTATCTGATTTTCATTCATGAAGGCCGCATAAGTGTTCGGGTAGTTAACCCAATTACAGAAGTTAGTAAGTATAGCGTTACTCGTCCTATCATTTATAATTTGTCTTTGTCTACCAAAAAACGAATTGGACATTGCATTTATTAATTGTATTGTATTATTCATATTTTGTACTGCTCTTATTGATAGAAAAGCCATTTGTCTATTGAAAGGTGGAAGCATAGTATGATAATCAGAGAGTGCTGTAAAGTAAGCGTAAGTCAGTGTTGTGATAGAAAACCCACTAGCTGGATTAATGTGATAATAGCTATTAGCCTGAGCGTAAGCTTTCAAGACTGTATTGCCCCTACGCTCGTTTTCCTGTATCCCAAAAGGTATTCTAAAATGGAAGTTATACTGCCTAGGTGTTAAACTATATCTACTGAATGTCGGCGGTTTTAATAGTATGGAACTGCCACTATTACTAGTAAAACAATACGAATCTATGAGGTAAATAGGGTAAAACTCTTGATACATTGGCATAAGACCAGTAGGAATCGTTCTAGTCTTGTGGCCGTAAAAATCTTTATCATTTATATTGAGTTTATTTTGCATATATGTTTTACGACCATCTAATCCAAAATTGACGGCGTCCTGAGATCCATAAAAGTGCATCATCGCCGCAGAAGCATAACCAGAAATGATATAATCAGAAGTATAATACGGAGTGAAATACGTCCCATAACGATACTTAGAAGCAGGCTTATACCTCAATGACATGCCGTAACTGAAAGAACCACCAAAACCAGCATGCTTAAGAGTTGAAATATCATCCCTGCCAGAAATAAAAAATACATATCCAAAAAGGTCGTGATTAGAATCTATAGGACCTATAGTAGACCAAGTCGAACCATTAAAATACATAGGATAAAAATATCCATAACTCTTCATATTCTGAAAAGCGTTATGATTTACTAATCGATTACTATACATATACCCAGAATCATCATGAGTAAAATTAAAAGCATTGTTGTGATCATCTAAATCGAAGGATTCATAATAAAAGACAGTAGAAACATAAAAATACGGATACATATATCTCTTGTAGCCACCATTTGACATAGTTTCTATTTTAGTAGGCATGCTGCTGTATAACAAATCCATAAAAACTCTGCGATAATTATCATTATTTGCTGATCCCAATGGTATATGTTCAACTGCACGTAATATCTTAATAGTTCTGACATTATAGTCGTAAAATCTTATGTTGTCTATGGCGCCCTCTTTGATGAGCTTATGATACGCAAAAGCTCTTTTGTTAGGATCTGGGATAAAAGGTAAGTTAGCTGTCTCAGATTTGACATGTTTAGTTCTTTCGTTAGCCAAGTAACTATCTATGCACAGGTTATCCGTAAACCAATAACTATTAGCACTTAGTCCGTAGGTATTAAGCTCGCTTGTGTTAAAGTAGTGATCTGGCTCGCTAGATGAGTAATCAAAAGCATAATACTCGAACTGGTTGGTTAAATCGTAGCTATGCAGAAAAGAATCAAGAGCATTAGGATTGTTAGAGCCAACATTATAAGTATCAACTACCAGCTTTTGACGCCATATAGAAAAATCGTAAGTTTTAGAATCGTTAACTAATTGAGTGTAACTATAACTCCTCTTAAATCTATTAGAATACTTCCCTTTTATTACCAAAAACGCATTATTTAGTTGTTCCGTGACGAGTTTGCCAGAATTGATATACCTACTCAAGTCAATACACAAGTATTTGCCATCAGATAGCGCCCTAAGCTGATTTCGAGTTGGATTATTAAGGTATGCAAAATGACTACGTTTTATTGCCTCAGTTTTCTTTCTATTAATGTAATCATTTACGAGTGCCTTCACTTTACCAACTAACTCTACTATGTTAGCGTCAAACTGATCTGAAAACTCGTCACTTGCGTTTATACCAGTACCATCGTACTTGCGATTTTTCAATCTGTTCCATAACAACAATATCTGTTGTGTAGATACAAACGAGACGGGTGCTAAAAGGAATACATCATGCTGCCCGATAAATGACAACAAAAGTGATAGTAATATGAAGAGCAGTAATGCTTCAAGTGTTTTTCTCATAGGTTATTTTTGATATAACTTCTAATACCTCTTACCATGGCAATTATAAGAAAGATTACAACGAATACTATGAACGCTATAGTAATAAAATCATCATAAAATTTATTTTTATCAAAAGATTTATTCGGTTCTGCGTATTTTGTTACGTAAACTACTTTTTCTCTTATTATTGTATCTGTAACACAATCGCCTTTGACATATATTGTATCGTTATATCTAACGATTCTAATTTGCATTCTATCGTTTTTGATTTGGACTGTATCTGATTTTTTCAAGGTGTCTATACGAATTATGGTATCTATTTTTATGCTATCACGGATTATTGTTAGTGTTTCAGAGCTATCGTAGGGTATTTCGGGGAGCTTATATGTATTTACTAAATAACTGTACACGTATTCTGGGCTGGTCAGTTCAACAGCTTTGCTGATTTTTTTGACTGCTCGTTTTTCTCCACTGCAGGAAAGTAATAAGGTTGTCAATAATACGATGAGTGCGGTTTTGATTCGAGATAGCCGCATAGTTAGTGTAAATATACGAAAATAAGGAGTTTCGATGCGTGGCTGATCATGGCATTCACAGTAAGAGCAGGCGACATCAAGCGTATCGTAAAAGCTATTGCACAAAGCGGCGGAGACCGCAGATCACTAATGCCCGATATTCTGCAAAACTACATGAGCATAAAGCAAGATAGCGAGACGGGCATTTTGGAAGCACGAACTGGCAACGTATATATCACAAGTCGTCTATCGGTATTACCGATACCCAACGGAGGCGAACTACAAGTCTTAGCACCTAAAAAAGCCCTCAAAGACCTTATCAGTACATATAACGACGATAGTATTCTAACTTTTAGACACGTTAAAAATAACGATACGAACGCAAGTCATGCACAAGCAGAACAATATAACGGTCAGCTTTTGATACAATCTAACGATACATCCAAGTATAGTATAAAATGCGGCTTCCCAGAGGAGTGGAGCGGGCTAGACACAAAAGCAGATGGTGAGAATCTGGAATTCTTTATACCATCTCCCTTACTTATTTCAGGCATACAAAAGGTTGCTTTTGCTGCCGCAAAAGAGGATCCTAGGGAGAGTCTAAACGGAATCAACTTTAATATCAGCGGTAACAAAATACGACTTATTGGAACCGACGCCGTAACATTGGCCATGTGTGTCATAGACTATACAGATACAGCTATGCCTAATTCTGTGTCTTTTACATTGCCTAATGACACCGTAGAGACTATAAAAAACTTCTTTAGCGCTAAGGAGCAAAATCCAATCAAGATAATATTAATCTACGACAAAGACGAACAGCTTAGAATAGTGGGTTTCTCGGACGACAAAAATTCTGTTTATAGCTATGTTATAAACTATCCGTTCCCTTCTGTGGATGGTATAATAAAGCCAGAAAGCGAATATAATATACTGGTTGTAAATAAAATGAAAATAATAGAAGTAATTAAAAGGTTTCAAAAGATATCTGATAGTAAAGAACAGACTTTTAGAATCAACATCAAAGACAATATGATGACATTGATACAAAATTCTTATAGTTTTGGTGAAGGTAGGGAGGTTATCGAGATAGAAGGGTGGTCAGGTGGTGAAATGGACTTAGCATTGTCCGTTAATAGGATTTCTGAGATACTTAGCAATATTACAAGTTCTGAGGACATTAGGATTGGAATACAATCTCCTAATCGTCCTATAGCCTTTTTCTACGAGGATGAGGATAACCGCTCTCACGTCCAGATACTTGTAATGCCGGTGATTCAATGAGTGTGATGATACTAAAAGGCACTGTAACTTCCATAGTAGATGCTGAAAAAAGGATTATAACAGCCACATCCGACTATGGGCACGGTACATTCACAGGTACCCTCCTATTCACACCACATAACATAGAAGTGGAAGACAAGGTAATAATACTAATCCCAGCCAACATCGCTATTACAAATGCTTATTTTATCCCACTATCTGATAAAACAGAACATGGACTAAACAAAATAAAACTGCACTTTACACCAGAAAGTACAATAGATATCACAGAAAATGATATAAGTATAAAACATAAGGATGCCTTAATACACATGACAGAAGAGAAACTAGAAATATCTTACAAACAAAATACTTTCATAAAATTCACAGAAGATAAAGCGGATTACGAGAGTAAGGAGATTAACATAGTAGCTGGACAGAAAATATATGTGCCTGGACTTCCAGATACTAGTAATGCACAACCTAAGGGCGGCTTTTCCAGAATCCCTTTCTGCCCATTTACTGGAGTCGTGCATACGACTGATACGATGAATAGCGCATCATAGATGGCCAATTATCTCAATGCTCTTATTGTAGGCGACTGTTTGGAAGTCTTAAGAGAACTACCCGACGAAAGTGTTGATGTAGTAATCACTTCTCCACCCTATAATAAGCACTATGCGGGCGGTAAATTAGTTAAACCCATAGATTACGAAGTTCATAAGGATAACATGCCAGAAGAGGATTATGCGAAATGGCAGATTCAGGTTTTGAATGAATTATATCGCGT